AATCCAAATATCGTAATTCAACAAGGCAATACAATTAAGACAATGACTGAAGCACGTAATGTGTTATCTTCAGCCACACTTGCCGAAGACTTTCCACAAGAGTTTGGCATCTACGATCTCAATGAGTTCCTAGGTGTTATCAATCTTGTTGGCGAACCTCGCCTAGCATTTGAACAAGATTATGTTGTCGTAACAGATAGCAGCAATCGTTCTCGTGTAAAATATTTCTTCTCTGATCCTGAGATGTTGACGACTCCTACAAAGGACGTCAAGATGCCACCTGCTGATGTGTCATTTATCTTGGATCAAGATACATTAAATCGTATTAAACGAGCGGCTTCTACTCTTGGCCACTCTGAACTTTCCATTACTGGAAAAGATGGTGTGTTAAGTCTATCTGTTATTGATAGTCAAAACGCAACATCAAATGCTTTCTCTATTGATGTGAGTGGAGAATTTGCTGGAGATAACTTTAACTTCATTTTTAATATTGCAAATCTTAAAATGATTCCGGGTGATTATGAAGTTGGCATTTCTTCAAAACTAATTTCACATTTTGTTAACAAAGAAGTGGGTATCCAATATTGGATTGCCCTTGAAAAGACATCAGAATACGGAGTATAATATGTCAGATAAAACAGAAGCGCAACAGGATCCACATGCGCCTATCTATGAAGTATCTAATCGTGCCTCACGTAGCATGATTGCTGTTATTGATACTATGTGTCAACGTGGTGGTTTTAAAGGCGAAGAGCTTTCAACAATTGGTCAGCTTCGTGATCAATGCGTACAAATCATTCAGTTGGCTGAAAATTATCAACAGGAGCAAGCTCAAGCATAATTTACTTTCCTATTGAACTGTGATACAATACTACTATATTATGAAGGAAAGATTATGTCAAGCGAATTTCTATGGGTCGAAAAGTATCGGCCAAAAGCAATCTCTGAAACGATATTGCCTCCCAGACTTAAAGATACGTTTCAGAGTATGGTAGATACCGGTGAATTGCCTAATATGCTTTTCACTGGTACTGCCGGTCTGGGTAAAACAACTGTTGCCAAAGCTTTATGCAATGAACTAGGTTTAGATTATATTCTAATTAATGGTTCTGAAGAAGGTAACATTGATACACTTCGTACTAAGATTAAACAATTTGCATCTACCGTTTCATTACAAGGTGGATATAAAGTTGTTATCTTAGACGAGGCTGACTATCTTAATCCACAATCTACTCAACCTGCTCTTCGTGGCTTCATTGAAGAGTTTAGTAATAATTGTCGGTTTATTCTTACTTGTAATTTTAAAAATCGTATTATTGAACCACTTCATTCTCGTTGTGGTGTGTATGAATTTAATACTTCAAAAAAAGAAATGGCTGAGTTAGCTGCTCAGTTTTTTAAGCGTTTCATATATATACTAAATCAAGAGGGCGTGTCGTTCGAGAAGAATGCTGCGGCTGATCTCGTAATGAAATACGCTCCAGATTGGAGGAGAGTATTGAATGAAGGACAACGTGGGGGCATTAGTGGGTCTGGCATTAACGCTAACGATAGCAGTAATGGCATTCATTCCATTACTGACTTAGTAACTCACTTAAAGAACAAAGACTTTAAAAAGATGAGGCATTGGGTTGCCAATAACATCGACGTTGATGCCTCATCTATTTTCCGTGGTTTATATGATAATATGAATGAATCGGTAGAGCCAAAGTCTATTCCACAACTTGTCCTAATATTAGCCGACTATCAATATAAAAATGCATTTGTTGCTGACCACGAACTCAACATTGTTGCTTGTTTAACAGAGGTAATGGCTAATGTCGACTTTAAATAAACTAAGACTATATACTCAACCAGGTTGTGGATATTGTGTTCATCTAAAAAAGAAACTAGATGATCTAGAACTTGAATACGTTGAAATTAATATTAAAGAAGTTGCTGGTGCTTTAGAGTTTATGAAACAAAAGGGACATAGAACAGTACCACAATTATATTACAATCATGAACGATTGAATGGTGACGATACAACTCAACTAACTTCTGAACAAATCAAAGAAAAGGTTGAGTCTTTACAATGGAATAACATCGATGGTGGAATCGAACAAGGAATCTAAAGCATATGTGTTTGATGTTGATGGAACACTTATGCCTGCTAGACAGATTATAACAGAAGCACGTTATAATCTTTTTAAACGTTTTATTGAACAGAATGATGTTTACATCTTAACTGGTTCAGACTATGATAAAACAAACGAACAATTACTTGGTTTACAAGACTTAGCTGTTGAAAGTTGGCAATGTGGCGGTGCCGAAATATGGTGTAAAGGCGAACGCATTACTCCATTTAAAGACGTAAACCCACCACAGTTTATGCTTGATTGGTTTGGAACAAAACTTATTGAAAGCAAATATACTCCTAAAGTTGGCAATCATATTGAACAACGAAATGGGATGATTAACTTTTCTATCCTTGGTCGTGGTGGTAATATCCAAGACCGCGCTATGTACAAGCAATGGGATGCTCACAAAAATGAGCGAGAGAATTTAGCTAGAGAGTTTAATTACATCTTTGGAACTTCTGGTTGGGAAGCTATGGTCGCAGGTGACACTGGTTTAGATATTTTTAAAGACGGTGTCAATAAAGGAGTATTGTACGATAAGCTAAAACCAGTGTATAATAAGATTGTATTCTTTGGTGATCATTGTTTGCCTGGTCAAAATGATTATCCCTTTGTTCGAAAATGCCAACCTTCTGACACTGTCTTCCATGTTGAAGGTCCGGCTGAAACGTTTGCTATTATAGAAAGTATTATGAATGAACCCGTTTGAATTTCTAAATGCTATTAATGACACTAAGAAAGATGTAATGATCGATGACATTACTGAAAAGAAATACGCGCCATTTGTAGTCAATAGAAGTTTATCATATTTTAACGATACTGCTATTCTAGCAAATGAAATGAATATTAACCACCACCTAGATAACCGTTTACAATTTGACTTTCTTATAAATATGGTTAGAAAACGTAAACGGTTTTCAAAATGGATAAAGCCTCAAATTGAGAGCGACGTCGAAGTGGTAAAAGAATATTATGGGTATAGCAATGAAAAAGCTCGTCAAGTATTACCGCTTCTGTCGCCCGAACAAATAAATGGGTTAAAGAAGAAGGTGAACAAAGGTGGAAGAACAAACAATTGTTGAGTGGTCTCCAGCTACAATGCTGGAAGTTACTCTAAATGAACCAGATGATTTCTTAAAGGTTCGTGAAACATTGACACGTATAGGTGTCGCATCCCGCAAAGATAAAAAATTATTTCAGTCTTGTCATATATTACATAAACAAGGCCGTTATTTCATTGTACATTTTAAAGAGCTTTTCTTACTTGATGGTAAGAAAGCAAATCTTGAAGAAAATGATGTAGCTCGTAGAAATACGATTACGACTCTAATGTCAGATTGGGGTTTGGTTGAAATTCAAAATGCTGAAGAAGCAAAACCATTAGCACCACTCAGACAGATTAAAATTATTCCTTTCAAAGAAAAAGACCAGTGGGAACTCTGTCCGAAATATAATATCGGAAACAAATGAATGATTTATACATAACGCCTTGTATTGGTGTTTGTAGAGCCGAAAACGGAATATGTAAAGGATGTGGCCGAACGATTGAGGAAATCTCTCGTTGGCCTCGTCTTTCTTACGAAGAACGCATGACTATTATGCGTCGTCTTGGATTTGCTAAAAGACGTAAAAAAAGTGAATAGCAGCTATGTACATTTGATATAGCTGACACTATATAAATACTATGGATGCCGAATTGTCGGGTCCGATTATTCTTGCTTGTAAAAAGGAGAAAACTATGACAGGCGTACAATCACTATTCCCTCGTTCATCTTTTGTTGGCTTTGACCATCTACTAAATGAACTGGATTATGTAGCAAAACATTCACAAGATCATTATCCACCTCACAATATTCTTAGAACAGGTGAGACAGATTATTTGATTGAACTAGCTGTAGCTGGTTTCAGTAAAGACGAGCTTAATATTGAAGTTAAAGATCGTACTCTTACTGTAACAGGTGAACACGTGAGCAAAGGTCGCGAGTATATTCACCGTGGTATTTCCACTAAGAAATTCAAACGCACCTTTAGGCTGTCTGAACCTGTACACGTAAACGGAGCAGATCTAAAAGATGGAGTATTGTCAGTAGAACTGAAATACGAAATCCCACAAGAATTGCGTCCTCGTAAAATCGAAATCGGTCATTACGAGGAAAATAACAATGACACTAAACAACTTCTTCAAGAAGATAATTAAAGCATACAAACGCAATCGCGATGCACAACAAACAATCAATGAACTTTCAAGACTATCAAACAGAGAATTGAATGACATTGGATTGGCACGTGGAGACATTTGGTATGTAGCACATCAAGACGCTGCAGAGCGTTACGAAGACAAAGTGGATGCAGTATATGCAAACCCAAACCTAAGAGGTTTTGTCTAATGGCTTTATATACTGTAAATAAAAAACCATCACTATGGAAACGCTTTTGGAATGGCATCATCGAATCTCAATTGCGCATAGGCCGTGCTCGTGCAGCGGCTCAGCTAGCTCGCATGGGCTATCATGAAGAAGCTAAGAAAGTCATGTTGGGCGAATAGCCCAACATTTTCTGTTAGGAGTACACATGTTAAAAACTATCGTCAATAAAATTCCGGAATTTTGTTTAAGCCATTGGCTACTTAGAATTCCACTTGCAATTGTTTTTATTCAACAAGGTATTGATAAAATTCCTGTCGATCCAGAAATGGCAGAAGCAATGGAATTACCTTATCTAGTTTGGTGGTTTGTCGCATGGGGTGAACTGGGAGCTGGCATTGGTTTGTTAGCTGGTGGTTTGCTTCTAACAAAGTTCTTTGATGAATTCATTCGTGACTTTGGTGACCTAGTAACTCGATTTAGTGGATTTGTTATTGGTTCTATTATGACTGGTGTTATATGGACTGCTCAACCAGAAAGTTTAACAGAAGTATTGCTATATGATAATTTTCATGTATTATTATGGGTTGGTGGATTATTCTTTGCATTAAGAGGAAATAGAACGTGAGAACAGAATTATTAAAAGCAGCAAAAATGCACGCTAAAGCACATGTTGAAAAACATAGACTAAATGTTGAAGTCTATTTAACTAATCCCGCAGGGATTGGTGAACATTCAGATATTATGGAAGCTATTGAAACTGAAATTGAGGAGATGGCTAAATATGAAGACCATTTGGAAATTCTTAACAAGTACTTCACATGAAGATATGAGTAAGCATAGAGCTCATACGACTAAATACGAAGATCTATGCATGTAAACACACAGGAGACACACATGTCAAATCCATATCAAATCCGTACAGACATTTTACAAATGTCAAAAGAAATTCTAGATAAGCAATACGATATGCAAATGGAAATTGCTTATAAAGCAATGGAAATGTATAAAGAAAATAGTGAGCAAGCATTAGAAGCTTACAAAAGATATATTCCAGATGCTATTACTCCAGAAAAAATTAAAGAAAATGCTGACAAACTATATGAATTTGTCACAGATAAAAAAGAATAAAAATCGAGGGCTTCGGCCCTCTTTTTTGTTTACATTCCCCTCAAAACGTGATAGAATAAACATATCTGTTGGAGGTTTATCATTTGTCATTCTATACATCAGTCAATCGCTATGGGAATCAAATCCTATATTGCGGCTATAACGACAATGGCGTACGTGTCGAAAAGAAAATTAAGTACGCCCCAACACTTTTTATTCCAAGTAAAAATAAAAATACCGAATGGCTTGCCCTTGATGGCACGCCTGTAGAACCTATGGGTTTTCCTTCTATGAAGGATGCTCGTAACTTTATCGATCAATACAAAGACATCGATCAGTTTAAAGTTTATGGTAATACTAATTACATTCAGCAATGTATTACCGATATGTTTCCGGAAGAAATTAAATTTAATCCTTCACATGTCAATATTGTTAACTTCGATATTGAGGTTGCGTCTGATGATGGCTTTCCAAAACCTGAAGAAGCTATTCAGCCAATTATTTCAATTGCGCTTAAATCAAGTCAATCTTCAATATATCATGTTTGGGGTTTAGGCGATTATGATTATGAAAAATGTTCTATCGATATGCGTGGCGATCTTATCCAATATCATAAGTTCGATACTGAAGAAGCTTTATTGGCTAGCTTCCATAAGTTTTGGTGTGATAACCGGCCGGACATCGTCACTGGCTGGAACTCTCGCTTCTTTGATATTCCTTATCTTATTAATCGCATCGCACGTATTGGATCTTTCGAAGCCGTAAAACGTTTGTCACCATGGAATATGGTTAACGAACGTAACACAGAAATTACTGGCCGTACTCAGTATGGCTATGAGATTGTCGGTATTCAACAAGCCGACTATTTGGAACTATTTAAGAAATTTGGATATTCATATGGCGCACAAGAGTCGTA